GATTGAGAAAACTATGTCTATTTGTTCTTGATTTATACCATTATTTATAAAACTATAAATCATAGTGTCTACTTGCCACGAATAATAAATATTAGATGGTTGACAGCATATATATCTCATTTATTGTATTGCACCATCTGAACAACCAGGACAAGTTGAAGATGATAAAGTATTTCCATTCCAGTAAAATAATCCTTCACTATGTTTTATAAAATTACCTGCTCCTAGTATTGTAGTACAATTTGAATTTGTATAAACCACAGTAGTAGTAGATAATGAAGTAGAATTAATATATATAGTTATTGCTTTTCCACCACAACAAGCATTTAATGCACTTGTTGTTACATTCGCCTGTATTGCAATACAAGGTGCTTGTGTCGTAGTAGGTGCTTGTGTTGTTGTTGTGCTTAAATATGCTTGACAAGCTGCACAATCTGCAAAATCCAAGAAATTATCTACATCACCACTTTCACCTGCTCCACCATCTTGTAGTGATGTGTAACATATAGAACCATTTGTAATAACTGTTGGAAAATCATTTGTTTGATTAAAAACTTCTATAATAGTATCATCTGCACTACAATTAGATTGCAAACTTTGATATATTCTATAAAATATAGATGGTTGTGTTGTAGTTGTAGGTGGTGGTGGTAATTGTGTTGTTGTAGATATTCCTAAACAATCATCACAACTTAAAAAATCTATTTCAAATTTATTAGTAGGTGTACATCCTAAATTAAAATTATCATCACTTTGTGTTTGACCTGTCCTATCTATAAATGACCAACAATCACCTGTAGATTTTTGTTTTATATAGTTTGGAAAGTTTTCAGTATTATTTCCAATTATTTCTATTCTATCATCATTACATTTTAAATATCTTGCAAAAAATGTCATTGTTGGACAAGATTCAGTTGGTGTAGGTTTCGGTGTAGTACAACTTGCAGTTATTGTTCTTGTAGGATTTGCAGAAGCAGGATATTCTTGAATTATTGTCCAACATTCATTTTGAACATCATTTGAAATTGTTACTCTTTCTTCAATAGAAAATGCTGCATTATATACAACAAAATCTTCTTCATTTGTAATTTCATTTTTAACAACAAATGCTGATGGAGTTACAACATCTTCTTCACATTTATCTACTGATGTTGATTGACAACCAATTGTATTTTGTAAATTAGTACCATTCCAATATCTGTAATTTACTAAATCGCTTGATAAATATTGATTGCTTGTTAAAAGTGTACTACAATCATCATTAATAAATACTTTAGTTGTTCCTGTATTACTATAAAAATCAGTTCCATTTATATATGCATCTCTACTTGTTGGTGTTTCACAACATAAATCTTTTGCAGTATTACTCCTATATAATCTTATTTTAACACAAGTTTGTTCTACTGATTCTTCTGGTTCAGTTGTATCATCCTGACAAGCACCTGATATTGTTGGCAAACCTGCTAAACTTGCCCTAAAAGCACCAATCATTATTGTATAACATTCAGCAGAACTTGATGAAGTTGAAATATAAACATTATCTGTTCTGGAATCATTTGTATATGGAACAAATTCTTGAGATGAATCTGATTGTTTTCTTAACTCCCAAGCATTCCAAGTATATTGTGTGATTGTCGTTCCAACACCTTCACCAGTACTGTTTACTGCAAATGGTGTTATGTAATATGGTGTTCCTGCAGTTAAAGTTAAATTAAATGGAGCACCGGATGTATCAGTAACAAAACCAAAAGGATTTGATAAATTTTGACCAGTAGCTACTTCATACCTTGTATTTTCTGTATATAGATTACTATTTGTTCCAAAGTAAAAACCATATTTAGTTACATTACTTGTTCCTACATTATCAACTTGTGCTGCACAAGGTATAGATGTATTTGTTACATTATAACCATTTGGTTGTATAGATGTTAATGTTGGTGATATTGGGTCAGGTTCAGGGTCTGGTGTTATACCTCCTGGAACATATTCTATTACACCGCCTGTTCCTTCTGTTGTTGCATTATTTTTAGCATAAGCCATTATATAATACGTATCACCGGTATCTAAAGATGTTTGTGTTGAAGTAAAAGTTGTTGATGTATCTGTTGAAACTACTTTAGGATTAGATAATATAATTGGATTTTTACCAAAATAAAATCCTCTTTCTATAATTGTTAAACCTCTATCACTAATTATTAGTCCTTGTAAAATTCCACTCGTGTTCGTAGGAGTACCAATAGAAAGTGTTGTAACATCAGGATTAAACACTGTGTTATCTTGATTTTCTCCAGTAGAATCTTCAGTAGTTGTTAAAGCACCTGAAATAGAGGTATCATAATAATTACTATTTGAAACAATATACCAACTTGCATTAGCTTGATAAATTCTTGAATTAGTAATTCTTAATATATTTTCTAAAACTTTTTTTGATGATAATTTTGAAAAGTTTTCTTGTAATGCAAACTCATTAATTAATATATCTTGAAATAAATTATTATTTTCAGTTTCTACACTACCTGTAGATGGATTTATTTTTCTAATATTATTTTGAATATAGATATCAAAATCAAGACCTGTAAATGCTAATATTTTATGTATGTAATAAAAAGCTGAATCTAATAAAGTTTGTTCACCTGCTGCAACTTTTATTGTACCATCTGCATTTGTATTAATTCTTCCATCAGGTATTAAAAATGAATCAAGTGTACCTAAATTATCTATTGCTCGTAAACTTATATCAAAAGGTTTAGATTGTATTGCTTCTGTAAAAGTGTCTGAAACTAAAAACCCCTCCCAATAAACTTGAAATATTGTTCCTGTTGCCCAATTGTAATCTGTTGCATCCCAATTTGTATCTGCAACTTGCCAAAGTGGTGAATCAATATCTGCTGCTTCATCTTCAACACCGATATTAACTCTTATTTTATATTCTCTTTCATCAAAGTTTATAAACTCATCATAAGAAATTGTGTCTGTATTTTTTAAATTAACTATACAAGAAGAACCAATAATTGGATTATAAAAATCATCATCATTAGTGTATTTAATAATCACAGGGTTATCAGTACCAACAATTGGATTTACATCACCAACATAATTTTTTTTTAGTATCTGTAAACTTCTTTGATTACCTTTTACATCAGAGAAATCAAGTTCATATTTAACTCCGTAAGCCATTATTTAAATCTGTTTCGGTTTCTTTCTGCTCTTTGTAATGCAACAACTAAATCTTGTCCTCTAACTACAAACTCACCTGATAAGTTTTGAGAACCATTTGAACCTATCATACTTTTTAATTTATCTAATGGTGCTACAACTTCAGGATTGTGTCTTGCACCTGAATATTCCCCCATAAGACCTAATGTTGGTCCACTAATAATACCACCACTTGCAAAAGTTTGAACCCCTTCACTCATAAATTTTGATGCTAAACCTTTCATTGCAGCACCTACTGCTATTGCAGCTAAACCTGCAGCAGCACCAACTACCGGAATTAATGCTTCGCCCATTAGATTTGAACCTATAATTGCAAATGTTCCTAATTGTATTAACAAATCACCAATTATACTCACAACTTGTGCTGCAAATTGACCTACAGAAACAGTACCACCTTCAAAAGCTTTAGCAATTTGCATAGCAAAAGCATTCATTATTGCTTGTAAAGCCATAGATTGTTGACTTGTATTTTTTACTGTATCTTCAAACTTTGCATCAAACTGTTCAATTTTAGAATTTGATTCATCTATTTTTTTATTAAGTGTTTCCCAACTTGTAGTTGCTTCTTTGGCAACAGTTCCAACATTTTCAAAAGCACTCTGCAAAATAGTACCTGTAAATTGCACACCTTTAGACACACCCTCTGATAATTTTGTACCAATACCTACACCCACCTGTTTAAATTCATCCATTAAACTACCAACGGAAGATGTTATCTTTTCTAAAATACTTTCACCTAATGGGTCTAATGCATCTATCATTGGGTCAAACTTTTTATCTACTTCTGCTAATAAAATATCCATATCGGCAAGTACTTCATTAACATTTTGACCTTTAAATAATGCTCTAATTGCTTTACCAATTGTGCCTATACGAACAACTGCTTTTGATGCAAATTTTGCAATTTGTAAACCAACCATTTGTATATTAGTTTGTACGTGTTCAAAAGCTAATACTAGTGAAACTACTGCTGCTGAAACTAAAACAACAGGTGATGCTAATAAAGCAAATGCTGATGCTAAACCTGAAATAATTAATATAGCAGGTCCTAATGCTGCAGTTAATCCTACTAATGTTAAAACAAGATTTTGTGTTGAGGTATCTAAATTGTTAAACTTGTTTATTGTAGTGGTTAAAAATCCACTAAGTTTTTGTATAAAAGGTAAAATTGCAACTGCTAAAGTTTTACCTAATTCTGTAAAAGAAGTTCTTACAGCTTCTAATGATTTTTTAAATTTAAAACTTAATTCATCTTCTAATTCTGTAAATGCAGTATTTAAAGTTCCTGTTGTGTCTGTCATACTGGCAAAAATCTGTTCAGTTGTACCGACATTATTTCCCATTAAATCTAAAACACCTGTCAATGCTCTAACATTACCAAACACTTTACCTGCTGCTTCTTGATTGTCACCAAATCTATCTGTTAAAGTTTTAAGTACAGATAGCAAACCTTGTTCTTTTAATTGTTCTCTTAATCCTTGTGCTGATAAACCAAAATTTTCTAATTCTTCATTAGCTTGTGAAGATGGATTTAATAGTGCAGATAAAATACCACGTAACGAAGTTGTTGCCATCGCTGCATCTGTACCTGTTCTTGACATTGCCGCTAAAGCTGCACCTACTTCTTCAAATCCTACACCTAATTGAGATGATACAGGTAATACTTTACCCATTGATTGTGCTAAACTATCTGCTTCTAATTTACCTTCACGAACTGCAGCAGTTAAAATATCTGTTGCACTTTCGGCACTTAAATTTTCTTGACCATAAGCATTAACTGCACTAGTAACTGCATCTGCTACTGTCTTAACTTCACCAAGTCCAATTGCACTAGCTTTTGTTGCTGCTTCTAAAACTTTCATAGCATCAGCACCTCGTAAACCTGCTGAAGTAATAAAAAACAATGCATCTGCAGCATTATTAGCATTAACACCTGTATCGACTGCTAACCTTTTAACTGCACCACCCATTGCATCTACTTCATCACTTGCTACACCTACTAATGTTTTTATTTTAGTCATTGATTTATCAAAGTCCAATGCCATTTTTACAGATGCACCACCTACTAAAGCTAATGGTAATGTTAAACTTCTAGATAATGTGCTACCTATTGATTTTGCTCTTGCCGCAAATTGTTTAAGTTTAGATGTTGAACTTTGTAATGCAATATTTAATTGAGTTGCATTACCAGTAAGATTTACTTTAAGATTATAATTTTGTTCGGCTCCTAACATAATACAAAAATAACTAATTTTTATTCAACTTACTATTAATAAGTTCTTGGTACTTTTCAAATTCCTCTTTAGATGTTTTTGGTTGTAATTTTTTTACTTTATCTTGAGGTAGCTCTATAAGGTCTTGAGGCTTCACCATTTGGCTTTTCTTTGAGCAATTGACATTATGTATCATTGAAGCAACAAAACGCGTTTGTTCCCACTTTAAATTGTTTTTAATAAAAAAAGATTCAGAAACAAGAATATTTTCTTTAAAAGTATTGCACCAAAATTCATTTGGATTTACACCTACATAACCAATATAAAAATCAGTTATATCATCCCAAGAAAGTTTATCTGCTATTTTTTTTTTGAATCAGTAGGATTTCTTTCTAAACCTCCGTTTAAAGAATTACCTAATATTTTAGATTCTGTCATTGCTACGACAATTTTTTCGATTTCTGTCGTTTCAATATCTTCCAACCAATTACCAATATCAAACTCATCATAATCTATTTCTTTTTTATTCTCTTGGTCATAAGCTAATAGACCACTATAAATTAATGTTCTTAAACCTTTTATCGAA